TATTCACTGAGGGATAACCAAATAATTGAGCAATCAATAAACGCAACTACTGAGGGGTTTGTCTCCTTTTTGACTGGTTACTTGAGTTCTTGCAACGATATGCTCGTTGGGTTTACTAAGCGTAGTCTGAATCAGGACTCGTTGATAAACGACAAAATAAAATCATTGAAGAATGAAATTAGAAGGATGGAGCAATACTTGAGCGAAGAAACGCTTCAAGAGATGGCGCTACATGATGCGGGGTTGGTTTGAATGCGTAAGTGGGAGGTAGCCGCCAACATGACAAGCGTTGTATTCTGCGACGATGACGGAGAAGCGAACTTTGTCGAGCATTTTTTTGAAGGTATGTTTTTGGAGTTCAACTTGACCGGCGAAGAGGTCGGTAAAGGGTATTACAGAGCAACCATGCCAAACGGTGTCCTGATAATAATTTTCTATGATGATTGGCGCAAAACCAATTTGAAGGTGAAAGCATGAATCCAAATTACAATGATGGTCGTTGTTGTTACTGTGGTGTTGATGACCCGACCTGTGAAGAACGATGCGTATTGCGTTGCGAAGTAGCACAGACTGATTGTATCGAACACATGAAAGGCATGGATGCCGAGAGTGTGGATTTGATTTGCACCTCGCCACCATACAAAGCGAACAAATCATACGAATCATGGGAATCCTTTGAAGACTATGAGGACTTTGCCGACCAATGGATTGAGCAAGCCGCAAGGGTTCTCACACCCACAGGAACAATGATGCTCAATGTCGGCTACACCAAAATTGCTCGCAACGAAACGCTACCATTGACTTATCTATACCACCGAATCGCTACAAAGCATGGTTTGAAGTTGGTGCAAGAAATTACATGGCGATACTACGGCGGTATGTCCTATAAATTGCGCTACACTCACAGGACTGAGCGCATCATGTGGCTTACAAAAGACCCCAACAATTGCACCTTCAACCTTGATGATGTAAGGGAGAAGAGGTGGATTCTCAATGGTGAAATCGTTGATACTCTACCGAAGGGGAGCAATTGGGCGAGGTGTAACCCTCTTGGCAAAAACCCGACAGATGTTTGGGAAATACGAAGAGTCGCAAACGGGGGCAAAAACCATTATCTCATTCATCCTGCGCAATTCCCGCCACTTATGATTGAGCGTATAATAAAAGCACACTCAAATGAAGGCGACTTAGTGTTTGACCCATTCTTAGGAACAGGAACAACATGCGTTATCGCTAAACAATTAAAAAGAAACAGTATTGGTTGCGAATTGATTGACGAATACATTGATGTGTGCAAAGAGCGAGGCGTGGAGGTGAAAGCATGAGTAAGGCATATCGAAAGCACGCAGTCGCTAAAGCGGTTGAGACATGGGATATTTCAGAATGGTTTAGCGCAGATTCTATTTTGCCGAAAGCGCATGACGCTCTCCCGCAGAGCCATATGTCTATCAATGTGTATGCGGTCGCCAAAGCATTAACGGTTCTTGAATCGAAGGGTGTTTTGACTTCACGCAAAAGCGGCGGAGTAAAAGAGTATTCTCGCATAGAAGGTGTTTGGGATGGGCGTTCTCATTTTCACGCATGATGCCGACAAGTATCGAGTCGGAGATTATGTCGAAGGCTCTGAGGTTGTTTGCGCACCCAATGTCGAAGGATTAACAGTGATAGTCCATAAGAAAAATCCGACAGCAAAAGAATGTCTCGATTGGTTGCCGTATATTTCATACCGCATGGTTTGGGTTTGCGCAAAACCCCCAAAAATCAAGAAGAACGATTCAGTGATAATTGACGGTCGCTTTGAACAATCGGATTACACACGCAGTATCGACGCAACAATGCGTTGGCGAGATAGGTCGAAAGCGAAAGAAGAATGCGAGAAAGTGCCTATTCCCTTGATGCTCTCCTTTCTGCGTGAAAACAATAAAGACATTGAACTTTGGCGCACACTCGCAAAATCATTTACCCATGTTCCTGAGTCGTTTCAACAGAACCTAATTGCCTTTGCGCATAAACCAGTTCGCAGAATGGCGTGGCCCAAGAAGAAGAGAAGTGATGAAATAATACTCCCTTTAGGTGTGCGCAGTAGTGATTTGTATTGGCAAAGGATAATCGAGAATAGTCGAGAAGCGGCAAATGATTTGCGCATAACGGAAAAGGATGCTTTACCCAAAGGTGTAAAAAAGCGTGCGCAGAAAAAAATAGAGGACTGGTTGTAATGTATTATCAACAGTGTATGATTCTGCAAGTAATAATTTTCATACTCATATTCTTTCTGCGCTTTGTTTTCGCGGTTCTGTTTCATGTTGGCAGTAAACCTTCTTTCAAGTCAAGGGGAGATAGTGCGCAAGGCGTGCCGTCATATGTGTGGTATAATTTGGGCGAGGATTAAAATAACAACGATACTTAGCGCGTAATGTGGCGAAGAACAACGGTAAAGTCCGTCGCCTCATTGCGCAGATTCTATTTTCAGAAGGGCCGATGACAAGAGCAAGAGTTTGCGAGCGATTGCATGAGTTGGGTATGTTCCGAGAAGTGCCGAGCGAATCAAGTCTTGCGGCACTGATTAGCAAAAATACGCAGGTTGTATCAGTCGGCCACACCAAAATTGAACTTAGCAACGGTGCGAGAGTCAATAACATGGTCTTCGATGTCGATAGAGAATTAGTCAAAGAAGAACGAGATTTGATGCTCACTCGCCCATACTCAAGCATGACGACCGTTGAAAGAAAGTGTGCGGTTCGATGCCCTGAATGCCGTCAAATGAGGATAATAGAAGACAAGTTCGGCTCTTGTCTTATATGTGTCCGGCGTGCGGTTTAATAGGGCATGGGTCAAAGCATACACCATGAAACAATTGCTTCACATAGGTTCTAAAGAATACGATTACAAGAATCCCTCCTATGCGTGTGGCGAACCCATAACTCATAATCCTAATATGACAGACGCAGATGCTATGGCTCTGCGCACATGCCCGAAGTGTTTCCCTAATGGATTCACTGCGAAGGTCGCCAAAGAAAAGACGGTCGAAACTAAGAAGGTCAAATCAAAAGTCGTTGAAGGTTTGCGTGAAAGAGGAATAGGAGGTTGGCTCTGATGGTTGCCGGACAAGAACCGAATGCTACTTACGCAGACGACATGGATTCAAGCGTTTATGATATTCTGCGTGAAAGAATGCCGATACAAATAGCAATTGATATGCTTATAGACTATATTAGAAAATGGCCCGAAGAATGGATTTATCATAATTTAGCAGAAGCAGTTTACCATGACTCAGAAGCCATATTGGAGGGATTATCAGATGAATACTGAAAACAACTACACGGTAAAACAAATGTTTGAAGGACTGCGTTATATCAGAAGCAGAATCAACGCAAACGAGTTCATGGAGTTATTTTTCCCCGAATCTCCCTTCGATGACTACCACGCAGAAAAGTGGGCCATGTTCAGAGATGACCCTTGCGGCTTTTGGTGCAATTCCGACTTCGACAGGCAGAAAATACTTGAAGGGCTTGTTTCCGATATGATTGAAAATTACATGGGGGAGTGAAAATGGTTGAAATAACAGAAGAACAGCGCATACAACTAATTCAAGGCATTGAGACTCTTGCCGATATAAGCGCAAAGTATAACGACTCCGTTACATTGGTATTCGACGCAATAGACATTATCAAGCGAATGGGTAGAATAGACCTCGCCCTAATTCTTCTCGACCGACTCAACAAAATTATAGGGGTTGCGAAGGAATGACTCTCATAATAGGTATTGCGGGGCGTATGCGCACTGGCAAATCAAGTCTTGCGCAACTACTTAGTGAATACCTTTCGCAGACACATACAACAATGACATTCTCATTCGCAGAAGCAGTCCGACAAGAAGTGGCGCAGTCTATTTGGCCTAAACACGGAAAAGTGGAGGCGAGATATATGTTGTTTCGGCATGAGTCCGAACATAAGGAATCAGTGCGCCCCTTGCTACAAGCGTTGGGTCAAGCAAAGAGACAAATGGTCGATGAAGACTATTGGGTCGAAAGGGTGCAAGACTCCATCAACCGTCAAGGTGAAAAATCAATCGCAATCATAGACGATGTGCGCCATCATAACGAGGCAGACTTCTGCATCAGAAAGGGCATTCTTATCAGACTGCGTGCGCAAGAAAGCACATTGATTGAGAGAGGTGCGATTCCTGAAAGACTTGCGCACTACTCGGAAAACGCTATGAAAAACCCATCCCCCCAAGAATTACGCAAACCGCATAGAGTCTTAACTCTCGATACTGCGGGTCTTTCACCAAAAGGTATGCTCAAAGCATTGCGCCCTTTCATTGACGAATTGATTGAAGGTGAGTTTGAATGAGTCGCCTTTTGCGCCAATGCAAAAAGTGCGGTATGCGCAGAAAGCCGGTAATGATAATTTCATGGAGTTTAATGGATATGGATATGGGCGACGCAGTTCTATGTAGAACATGCTCTCTTGAAGTTTTGAGATGGAGGGATTTTGAATGATACAGCGATTAGTCAAATGGTTTCTGCGCAGAAAGGGTGTTGCTATATGCCACCTATGCAATGAACCAACACTGAACTTGATGGGCGATAAATTGACTTGCTACGGTTGCGAGCATGAAGTCATGGGTTATGAGCATGAACATGATGCCCGAATGTGGCAACTTTACGGAGAGGATTATTGATGAGCAGTATTTGGTGGGAAAAGCACCGGCCTTCGGGCCTGAAAGGGTTTGTCGGACAAGAGCATTTGATGGGCGAGATGAAGAAAATTGTCTATGAGAATGCGCCAATGCAACACTTCATATTCAACTCCGTAGAAGCCGGAACAGGAAAAACAACTCTCGCATATATCCTCGCTCGGATGAAAGGTTTTGAGGTTGCGCACTTCAATGCTTCATCGAAGAGAACAAGAGGCATTGAGTTTATCGAAGACGACATCATACCGCTTGCGCAAAGCGGTTTAAACGAACTGGTTATACTTCTCGATGAAGCAGACCAATTGACCCCTGCGGCGCAAAGCGCACTAAAGGGTGTCATAGAAGGCGCATCATGCTTTTTCATTCTCACATGCAACGACCTAAGCAAAGTTTCTCGTTGGCTTCAATCTCGATGTCAAGTGCGCACTTTCAACAAACACACGCAAACGGACATCATTAAAGTGATGAACAAAATACTTTTCTCTGAGGGTTTGAGCGTAGATGAAGAAAACCTCAAAACAATAGCAAATTGCCATGACGGAGATTTGCGCAATAGCATAGGCGCACTTCAAGCATATTCAACTCTTGACCCCGCAGAAGGACTAAACTTCTTATTGCGCATGAACGAAGGTTTTGATGCTCGACGCTTTCTGCGCTTAACCTCAAAAGAAAAGAGTATCTCCGACGCAGTTAAACTGGTGGGTGATATGAACATTAGAAAGTTAATCCGTAGTGCTTTTGACTACGCTGTTTCAAGCAACGCTAAACCTGAAATGATTCGCTCAGTAGTAGAGTCGTGCGTGGTTTCTGAGAGAGACATGGTTAATGGCGTAGATGAAAAAATAGTCCTATATGATTTTGCGAGAATGCTCTCATTGGGTTAAATCGTTGGGTTTATATGGATGACAGGATAAGGACAGAATACAACGGAAGTGAAATACCATGATTGAACAGAAAATTATTGATAGAGTCGCAAAGAACATCGGATGCCCTGTTGAGCAATTGCTCGCAAAGCACGCTACGGTTCTTTCGGCCAACCAAGCAAACCTTGAGGCTACGGGCCTCGGACAAGAAGACATTGACATGAAGTGCCTAAGAATGGCGGCGGCAGAATTGCGTGTAGTAAGCGCACGCCTCGCTAAATCAGGTTGCGAAGCAATCGAAGGCATGTTTATCAGTGTGCCTCGCGTTAAAGACTTCGCCAAAGGCCAATATGAGCGCATGAAAACTAATCTCATGGGCCTCGATGAAGAAGCACGCACAGGTCTTGTTGCGCAGGGCGCAGTAGCACTATACTTGAATGACGATGTGAACGGCGGTTTCCGCTACATTCATAATCCGACTCTTGAATACAAGCGAGACTTCGCCGCAGAATCCGAGGAAAAGCACGCAGATGCTTTGCCAAAGGCGGCTATGGATATTAACGACGGCACAGGACACTTTGTTCTTATTGCCGACAAGTCCTCCCCCACATGGCCCAACGGCGGCGCAAACTTTCGATACGGTCGCTACAAGCAACAATCGGAACCAATGCGAGACTGCTTATTCTTGGGTCGAACAAAGGACAATCAAACAGTCCGACCAATCAAGGTGCGCTTCAACGGCGAAGACTCATACACAGACCACCCTACATATGTAACCGGAACAATCCCTGCTAAAATGGGTCGTGATGGCAAAACTGCTTATGCGAAGAAGGGTGTTTCTGTTTTCAATGCCGATGAATCCCTCATCAGTCTCTTTGAATCCCCTCCTTTGGACTCAGAAGGTAATGGGCTTTTGCCTGAAAATGGCGTAACCCCTCTCTCCGGTTTGGGCGACCTTGAAGGTTGGCTCACTTCTCTCTCTGATAAGGAAAAGTGGGATGCTCTCTGCGCACTACCCCTTGAGGTTGCGCACATTGACCCTCGCGAAAAGGGCGGCTACATCATTACTCTCGCAGACCTTGACATCACTTCACCGATTCCTCCGATTGACCTATGGGTTTCTAAAGAAGAAGAGTCGAAAGTGGACTTCTCGGTTGGCTCTATTGTCGTCGCAGTCGGCGGCGGTTGGATTGACAAGAACGACGGTATGCCCCGCATGGGTGTCTCCGGTTGGTGGGTCATGGATGCAATCGAAGGTGTCGCTCAAGAAGAAGTGATTCTCGATGACTCAACGGCAGAAGAGAGTGGATGGTGATTTTGAATGGCAAACGCATGGGCAAAGGCAAAAACTGCGCAGAAAGACACACAGACAGACAAACCGCCAATGCGTGATATGAAAGCGCACTACGCAGAATTGTTTGCGAAGAAGCGTTCTCGCACGCAAAGCATCAGAATGGCTCTCGTCGGAAAAGAAAATACGGCAAAGACCGGATTAGCAGTCTCTATTGCTCGCCAACACATCGGCGCAGAAAAGGGTATTGTCATATTCGATGTCGATAACTCCGCAGTCCAAACAGTAGCGGCAAACTACGCAGACGATGAGAACATAACAATCATCCCCCTCTATGATGAACTGGATGATACTATTTTCAACGCAGACAACTCAACAAACTACACTGCTCTCGTTGATAAAATGACCTATTTCATCAACATCGTTGCGCAGAAGTGCAGGGATGGCGAAGTCGGCGCAGTTATCATGGATGGCATGTCTTCATTCCTTAAGTGGTGCGAGTTTGCAATGACTGATGTTCTGCTAAATCGCTCTAATAATCCTGTCAATGTCGATGACGGAGACAAGTTTAATCAGGCCGAATGGCGCATCCGCAACAAACTGTTCAAGGATGTAGTCAATCGGGCGCACCAACTACCTGTTGATGCAGTATTCTACAACTTTCACTTGAAGGACAAGAAGCAGTTTGCAGACCTCGGAAACGGACAAAAAGGACTTATGAAAATAGGTGAAGAACCGGAATGGGATAAAGGAACTATGCGCTTGTTTTCACAGCAATTATGGATGACCCGATACACCAAGAAAGGCGACCTCGCCGCAGGTGTCAAGGCAGACAAGACTCTCAAGGACAACGAATGGCAAATTAGAGCCTCAATCGAAGAAATGAAAGGTTTCAACATGGAGCATCTCGGTAAAGACTACACGGTTTTGACCGTAGCCGACGGCGCAGTTGATTGGGCCGGACTACCTTTCTTGACATGGGGTTGAGCAATTGAACCCTAAGAAGCGTGTAAAACGCGTCTTTATGCAAAGTAAAACTGCGGGTAAAATACACTACGCCGTTGAATGTGCGCAAGAGGGTAAACTTTCATACATACTATGTCGGGGTTTCCCGTCAATAGGCAATCATACTCATGCGCATTCTGCCGAAGGTTCAGAATGTGCGCAGTGCCTTCGCGTCTTGAAAAAGACGCTACGGCAGAACAGCGACAGGTTTATATTGATTAAGGATGGAGGGATAGAACATGATGAAAATTGATGTATCAGACCTGACTTCTATGCTAAAAATGACCCGACGCATGAACAATGTCGGCGGTAAACTTCTTGAGCAAGTGAAAGGAGCAGTCATAATTTATGACGGCGAAAAAAATGTTGCTCAGACGACAAATATAGTGCGTGATGGCAAAACAAGTATTGCGCAAATGTCCTGTAACCTTTCGGAAAAGAATGAAGAAAGTGGCAGGTTGGTTATTGCCGATATTGCGCAAACTCTCGACGCTCTGAAAAAACACAGTGGCGTAGTATCGTTGAGCAATGATAACGGCAAATTGATTATCGTTTCGACTAAGCGCAGAACCACACTTGTAAGCGACGAGCGAGCGAAAGCATTCCCGCACACCAAAAAAACGGTTATGCAATGGTCTGAGGATAGCACAGAACGGTGGAGTATATCTATGGGTAAAATCCATCAAGGAATATACACCGTCAAGGGAACAGATGAATTGAAACCTGTATATTCTGCCGATGTTGATGTCGGAGAATTGTTGTCTGCTTTAGACTGCGGGAATATGAACGGTCAAAAAGTGAGCGAATATACCTTTCGCATGGTTATGCCAAGCGAGGGTTTATCCGTAACAGTTGGCGCAGAACTCAAGGGCCAAACCACATCCTATTTATCAACCGAGTTGTCTAATCACATACAAGAAAATGTTGAAACGACAGTATCGGGTGGCTTAGAGCATGTATTGCGCAATAGTAAATCAAAGACTGTTCGACTAAGGCTATTTGACTTCACCCAATACGGTGCGGGAATCGCTTTGTCATTAGTCTGCGCAGACTTTGCGCTGTTTCAAAGAGAGGTTGTTTGATGCCTTTAATAGACCTCTCAACCATCTATTCTACAAAATCACTAAAGTGGTTGCATAATTTGCATAACTCACATTTCAAAAACCTGACGATAACGGAGACTGAGTATGTTCTCAGTCAAATGGGTGAAGTAATGTCTATGCGCAAACTCGGCAGAAAAATAGGTTTGATGGCTACAATCATTTATGAGTTTGAAATCGGTGAAGAGTTTAGCGCAGAAAAACTAAATCAAACGGCACGCAAATACATTTGCGATAAAATGTCTTTGACAAACGACAGCGTGGGTGCTATTCTGCGCATATTTAGAAAGTGGGGCGTAGTCCACAGAGAACCAAAACTGATTAACGGTAGAGTAATATACATAAGGATGAGATAAAATGAAAATAAACTTTAAATGCTTAAATTGCGAAAATATGATTAACATTGAATTGGGTGAAAAGGGTAGCGGCACTCAGGTTTCCTGTAACTACAATGGGTGCGGAGCGATTATGCGCATTGACGCAGAATTAACTCCCGCAGAAAGAGATGAGAGATACAGAGATGCCGACTGGCTCGCACTAAACTACGGAACAATGGGCCGCAGTATGGCGAGCATAGCCAAAGAATGTAGAGTGTCTCCTATGACAATCCAACACTGGTTGCAGACGCACGCGATAGAAACACGCAGTCGCGGTCGCCGCAAGAAAGTGGTTTGAATGTGCGCAAAACCCTTATTTGTCGATTACATATTGACGCATGAAGACTTAGAAACGATTTGGGGTTCAGATTTACCCCTCGCTTCTGAAAAGGGCTATCCTGATTTTTTCGATAACATGGTCTATTGGCTTCTTTGGGCCAATCAAGAACCTATTGCATATACCGCTTCTTTAACGACGCATTATGACGGCAAAAGAAAGTTTGCGTTTGTCGGCAATACCTATGTGCGCAAAGACTGGCGCAGTAAAGGTTTACACTCGTTTCTTCTGAATGAGCGCAATTCTGCACCGCACATGAAAGACCTCGACAAAATTACTATATTGAATCCGATTGAAGGGGTCGAGATGGCGCAATTAGAAAGGGTCGTTTCAGGTTTAGGCTATCACAGAATAGATTCTTACTCTCAAGTTGAGGACATTATGCCTCGTCGGGTTTATATGAGCATCGAACAAAGGCACATATGGAGGCTTAATTCTTGAAGAAAATTATACTCGCAGATTGTTTAGATGCTTTGAAAGACATGAAAAGTAATTCTGTTGATTCAATCGTTACCGACCCACCATACGGGTTATCCTTCATGGGTAAAAAGTGGGATTATGATGTTCCTTCTGTTGAGATTTGGAGTGAATGTCTTCGGGTCTTGAAGCATGGAGGCCACCTTCTTTCATTTGCTGGCTCTCGCACTTATCATCGAATGGCGGTGAACATTGAAGACGCAGGTTTTGAGATTCGCGACCAGATTATGTGGGTCTATGGGTCGGGTTTCCCGAAGTCGCATAACATTAGCAAGGCGATAGACAAGGCCGCAGGTGCAGAACGAGAAATTATCGGTGAAGGGAAATGGGCTTCGGTTGGAAGAAAACACTCTTATGGTGATGGAAACATTTACGGAACTTCTGTTGAAGATAGAAGCATAACTGCCCCTGCTACACCCGAAGCAAAACAATGGTATGGTTGGGGAACAGCCCTCAAACCGGCCCATGAGCCTATTGTCGTCGCCCGTAAGCCCCTCATAGGCACTGTCGTTGAGAATGTGCTTGAGCATGGCACAGGTGGCTTGAACATAGATGGTTGCAGAATTGAATATGATAAGGAGAGTTATGAACGAAACCAAAAGGCTTCCGAAAAAGAATCCAAACAACATGAGAAAGCGGTTTGGAAGGATAGCGGCCATAAAGAACGAAGAGATGTGTTTTCACCCAAAGGTCGTTTCCCTGCTAATTTTATTCACGATGGTTCGGATGAAGTCGTGAGCCTATTTCCTGACTCAAAAAGCAATACAAGACCACCGACAGGTAAAGGAATACTTGACCCAAATAAAGGTTGGAATAATAATTCAATGATAGACAAAACTCAACGGGGCTTCAAAGATGAAGGTTCCGCCGCACGCTTCTTTTACTGCGCCAAAGCGAGCAAAGCCGAGCGAAGCGCAGGGCTTGAAAACAACAACATACACCCAACGGTAAAGCCCGTCGCTCTGATGAAATACCTTTGCCGACTTTTTACGCCGCCAAACGGTATTGTCCTTGACCCGTTTATGGGTTCGGGAACAACAGGCGTAGCGGCGTTGGCGCAAGACTTTTCATTTATCGGGGTAGAGAGAGACTCCGAATACTTTGAGATTGCGCAGAAGAGACTATCGCACATCTCAGAAGAAGTTGAGCGACATGAAGAAGTGCGCAGAAAACATGAAGAAAGGATTGATTTATTTTGATTATCGAGAGGATGAATAAGAATGGGGTCAATGTCCGATACAGGGATGCAGACGGTAAAAGGCAAACTGCCACATACGGGTGCAAACCTTTCTGTTATATCGAAGAGTCAAACATAGGTAAATTGCAACAACCCTTTACCATCCTCCCTTCAAAACAAGAAGTTGGGCTTTACGGAGAAAAACTGCGTAAAGTAGAGTTTGAGAACACGGAGGATTTGCGCAGTGCCGCAAAAAAGTTGCGCACATGGGAGTCGAACATTGCGCACACCAACAGGGTTCTCGTTGAAAAGAATATCACTATCCCTATGTATGAACACCGGACATGGTTCTTCGATATGGAGTGGATGATGGATTCAGGACAAATCACCATCATAGTTATTCAGGATTCAGTAGAGGGGGAGTATGTTTTATTCACGCACCCCGACTATGAGGCAGGTTACTATGATATGATGCCTTGCGCAAATCACCCCGAAGGACATTCATACATATGGTCGGGCAAAAGAGACTTCAAGTGTTTCAACAGCGAAAAGGAATTGTTGCAGGACTTTGCCCGACTTATGCGCAAATGCGACCCCGACATCCTGACGGGATGGAATGTAGTCAATGCCGACTGCCAACAATTATTCAAGCGGTTCAAGGCAACAGGTCTTGACATACGCACATTATCCCCTCTGCGCAAAGTGCGTTATGACTTTGGGGAGTGGGCGCAACCGATTGCGGGTTACAACACCATAGACCTGATGATTTCTTTTAAGCAGTTATGGGCTTTGAAAAACGGGCAATTGCCTTCGATGGGCTTAGGCGCAGTTTCAGAGCATTGTCTCAAAGAAACAAAGGTCGAGTTGGCAGACGGCCATGACACTTACTTTAGCGACATCGGAACATATCTCGACTACGCAAGACAGGATGTGCGATTATTACCTCGCTTAGACTCACTGGTTGGCGCACTTGGTTATTTCACCGCTATTCAACATATTGCGCAGTGCGACATACGCACCACACCATACATAACGAAGGTATTCCCCGTTCTCGCCCTGCGTGATGAAGAGTTTAAAGAGAAAATACCGAGCAAGCCTCAGTTTGAAAAGGTTGATTATCAGGGCGCAGATATTCAAGTGCCGGAGGCCGGAGTGTATAAGAACATAGGAATTATGGATATTAAGGCCATGTATCATTCAAATATCAAGAAGCATAACATTTGTTGGACTACACTTGATGACGAAGGCGTAGATTGCGGGAATGGAGTCAAGTTCTCGCAAGGCAATGGTTTACTCGGCAGACAGATGGATAAAATGACTGTTCTACGCAACAGATACAAAGGATTGATGAAGTCTGCGCAAACAGAAAATGGGCGCAAAATGTATGACGCATTGCAATACGCCACTAAGTCTCTCGTTGCATCCATGTATGGGGTCGCCGGAGACTCAAAATGTGGCTTTTATCACCCTGATATTGCCGCCGCTATCACTTTCACATCCCGACAGACACTTTTTGAATTGCGCAGTATTGCCAATGAATTAGGGTGCAAAGTCAGATACGGACACACCGACAGCATAATGTGCGACATCGAAAGCCCCGAAAAAGGATTGGAGGTTCTGCGCATAGTCAATGAGCGTATGCACCCCATCGAGACTGAGTTTGAAAAATGGTGCGACTCATTCCTGATTATGGCAAAGAATCGTTATGCCGCAAGTGTTTCATGGACTGAGGGCGAAAACCACCCTGCGCAGATTTATGTTAAGGGCATTGAAATGAAGCAGGGCAGACTGCCGAAGTGCATGAAAAATGCACTAAAGACTGTGATAGAAGGAATACTGCTCGATGAAGACAGTGCGCAGATAACCTCTTCACTGGACTCCTTAGTTTCAAACATAGTAGATGGAGTTATCCCCGTTGATGAACTCTGCATCAAAGCAAAGTTGAATAAAAATCTAAGCGAATACAGGGTGTTGGGTGAAGCGAGAGCCGGTGCGCAGTGGGCGAACACACACTTAGGCAAAGGTTATCGCAAGGATGACTACTTCTTAACCACGCTAAACGATAAGGGTGAATACATTGCCTTCGATGACCCAACCGAAGTAGAAGGTATTTCGCAGATTGGCTACCGTCATTTGGCGGAACGATTCATAGTAGATAAGGTCAAACCGTATTACGCAGTTATGGGTTGGGATATTATACGCTTAGAGAATGCTCTCAACGGGATTAGTAAAATAGATTGGATTTAGACATTGGGTTTATATGGACTAAGAGAGAAGGGTTGTTTATGGCAGAAAAGCGCAAATTGACTATGAAAGAGGCAGAAGGGAGAATCGAGCAGGTCGAAACTGAATTAGGAACTATTAACCAAATGTTGAGAGTTATTTTCGCAGAGGTTGATAAATGTAATATGGTTTTGATTCGGCTACTTGAAAAAATGGATTTGTTGCATAAAGAAACATGCAAATCATGCGGGTTCGCTATTCAGACTCCGAAGTTTGACGACATAGAATTAGCGACCCATTGCCCTGCTTGTCAGGAACCACTAAACGACGAAGAAGAATGAGGTTTTTGCATGAAAGACCCATCGAAAATGTCAATTGAAGAATTGAAAGCCAATTCAAGTTATGACCCAACAGAAGAGGATAAAATACTAAAGTTAAGTAAGTCTTCTTTTATGACATATTCAAAATGTCCTCGTCAATTTTGGATGCAGAAGGTTGTTCTCAAGGATTTGCGCACACCCGCTACTCCTGAAATGGAGAGGGGAACTCGGATTCACACAGACCTTGAACTGATTTATGATAATTGGGAGGGTCAATCGACTCTTGGCCCCCTCGTTCCCGCAGAACGGCATGAAAATGGCGTAGATGAATTAGTTGCGCTTGAAGAACAGCGCATTAAGGAATGGGGTATTGAGAACTTTATGCCGGTAGAATATGAAGAATACCGAGCAGTATATGACGCAGAGCGAGATGTTGTCCTCGTCGGACTAATCGACGCAGTATTGGTTCATCCCGACGGTGGACTATGTATCTATGAGTTAAAGACCGGCAACATGAACGCCAATAAACTTTCACGCACACGCAGAGAGTTATGCTATTACACGCATGTTCTGCGCCTAATGGGTGAAACTCGACCAATCACGCATTTCGCATACCTTGCGCCCGACGCAGACAATCTCGATTTTGTTATGAAAATGGTGAATGATAAGAAAAGACAGGTAATGCTCGGTGAAGAAAGAGGAATACTCGTCGTTGAGAAGGTCAATACTCGCTCTATGACTGCTTTCTACAAAGCATTAGACAAAGCGGTAGAAGGTCTGAAGGCGCATGATAAACCTATGGTTTGGTCTGATTACTTCTGCCCCCAATGGTGCGACTTTGCGCAACAATGCGAATCTGAATTAACAGGGTTGGTTGAAGAATGGTGAAGTGCTGTAAACCCTTAGTCCATAACCCGCAGTTTGAGGGTAAAGTCCACTGCAAACTCTGCGCCGCAGAAAAGGTTATTTTTGATTTGACGGGTGAAGAAGAATGAAGCCCGAATGGATTTGGATGAAGGAAAAGGTTCAGAACCGCAACCTTTGTTTTATCTGCGGGGGCGAACTTATTTGGCAAAACGAGTTTACTCCCGAAGAATACGGTTATGACATCGAGTATAAAGGGAGAGTTATATTTTTAAGTTGCGCAGACTGTGGGGCTAATGTGAAGTATGAATCGGTGGTGCGCTCTGATGAATGAAAAAGAGTATGAGCGTGCTTTAATCGAAGTCGAAAGCGTTTGCGCAGAAATATACATCGTTGCCAAAATGATGCAACCTAAAGACGCAATAGAGCATATACTAAGTATTTTTGATAAACGATACTCCGATGATAAAAACGATTTTGATAACTTCTTAAACAAGTTGAGATAAATGATAATATGTTTTGGTTGCGGCGAAGGTCTTGAAGTTTCAGATATTGATGAAGGATATTGCATATATTGCAGGAGGAAAATAGAATGATAATTTGCGCAGAATGCGACGGTGAAATGACTTTGAACAGTGAAGCGGGTGCGCCCATGATGTTGATAACAGGTGATGTCGAAACAGGCAACCGAAGGTATGCTTCATGTAAAATATGTGGGCATCGGCAGGTTCTTAAGGACTGAACACTTCGCTTAAAATATGTTGGAGTTCCCTCGACAGATAGGGCTTAAGAGGTCTATTTGCAGAAGCAGAAGTGATTTTGCAAACTACATTAAAAGGTTGAACGGTAAAACCTCAATCTACACATCCCTCTATTCTTTCGATACTTTCGGAGAGTATGATTCCGCCGTCATGGATAGAGCATGGTGGGATTTTGATATGAACGACGATTTCACTATGGATGATGTCAAGCATGATGTAGCGGCCCTAATACAGCGTTTAGAGGGGGATGTGAGGCTCGTTGCGACCGGCAGGGGGTTTCATATCCATCAATGCTTCAAACGCCCCGTAAGAGGTCGAGAGTGGGCTATTCACCTCGATAGGTATGAGCGCGCTATGGCAGACGGACTATCAAGTCTTGATGGAGTCGGCTACCCTGAAAAAATGACAAGGGTTTCAGGAACATACAATCCAAAGAGAAGGAAGTGGGCAGTTACTATTCCTGCGCAGGATTTTGCGCAAGACCCGTTCAATTACCGAATACCGGAAAAACCTTTACCGGAATATGACAGTATAGACCCATTCAAAGGTATTATTCAGGAAAATGATTGCTTCGATTTGGTTAAATGGGCGCATGAGAATCCAATTCCCTCAAGGAAAAGAACATATGAATCGAGTATCACTACCGTTTCAGTCGGCGCAAATACGGGGGAGTGCGCACTACCGACCTGCCTCGACAGAGCGATTAGAGTTTCTAATCCCCCACACCATGTTCGGGTGGCACTGGTTCAGGAGATGCGCAGACAATTGGCGTTCTACGCAAAGCCCTCTCAACTATCCGATGAAGAAAATTATGAAATAACAGACAGCATATGCTCTTTCATAGAGGGCTTGGGTTGGCTGGACTATCGAGAAGGAATTACCCGCAAATATGTTCTTGGCGCAGTGCGCAAATATGAACATGCGCCGAGTCCACTATGGTATGCTAAACATAATCTATGTAATGGTGAAGGGTGTTGGTTCTGTGCGCAGTGAAGAAGAGATAATAACGATGCTCAAAGAAGCGTCAAAGTTGAGAGACAGGTGGCTTCAAGTATTGACTGATAAGACATGGGCCGATGATTCGGAGATGCGCAGAGCAATACGCAACTACAATGCTTTGCGTGGAGTCATTAAGAGTCTGCGTTGGGTTTTGCGGCAACCGATGGCCGGAAACCCTCTTTATTGAATCGTCATTTAAATAGAGGCGTGAAAACCGATTCATCGTGATATACGCAGACGACAGAGAGAATGAAAAACTTCTCCACCGGCTGTATGTCAAAGTTGGCGACAGAAAAGCAGACCCGAAGGGGCAGTGCGTGGTTAAGAGACTGGCTACCGCAGATTACATAATCAATGAATACGGCATCGAAGCAAAGGAGATTAACGACCTTTACCGTAGCATTCTCGGCATCGGGCGCAACGGGCGCACTATCAAACATCAACTTTCAGAATTATGCGAAGCGGTCGAGATTCCCGTTCTCGCAGTTTACAATACTACGCTAAAGCCATATTTCAAAGGGCGCAAAGCAACCCGTCAGGAGGTTGCCAAAGAGATTCTGCGCCAACAAAGAATTATCAAATCATTCAAAATGACACTTTATTCGCAGTTCCCTAAAGTGCGTCTTATCGAGTTTAGCGATATGGCAGAGTTTGTCGAATGGCTCGCAATACTGAATATGAATTGCTCTATGCGCAAAGCATTAACTCCTGCGCCCAAAGAAAAGCCAAGCGACCCCCGACTACTTGCTCTGATGGGCGTTCAGGGAATATCAGAGACAATCGCGATTCAACTTCTCGACCAATACGGATGTTTGCAAAACATACTCAAAAGCAAAGTAAAGCAAAAAGACCTGATGAAAATTAAGGGTGTTGGTCGAACAACAGCACGCAGAATAAAACAACTATCGAAACGATGGGTTTAATAGAGCGTTTAGCACAGGGTAATTTGCGGGTGGCACTCGCGGCAATGGACTTTCTGTTTTCGGTCTTCGTTTCTCCCCCTCCGTTGATGTGCCACTCGCCCAATTCTAAGGGCTTGTAGTGTAGCGGAAGCACACCCTCAATGGTTGAGGGAGGTCGGAGGTTCAATTCCCCCCAAGTCCTCTAATCAATAAGGCTTAAAGTTATCAGACTGCGCATTTGAATGAATACTGTTTCTGCGCATTTTAACGGATGTGTTATGGATTACAAGTGATTGATACGGCGCAGAATCTCCATCACGGGCCGGTGAACGAGATATTTCAATAAGTAATGTGTTACCTGCTGTTTCTGCGCCGTCGAGGTTTTGCGTAGTCAATAGTGTAGTTGATTCTCTCGATGCCCCCATAGCAACGGTAGTGTTTTGAGATATGCTTTGCCCAGTTTCTTTACAAGTTATTGTAGTGGTGATAAGCGCAGAACCACCACTGCTAATAGTATCGAGCGTCAAAGCACCTTCAAGACCGACAATACCTGTGCTTATGTCATTCGGAACACGGACAGTCATAGAGTGGGTATGTATCTCTCCTTGTTCACCTGATTCCGAGTCCGTAATACCG